GTCGTTGTCTCCTAGTTTCTCACCAAGAGACAACGCCCATAATCGCCACAGTTTACGCATCATGCCTCCGTCAGTGCATCGCTGTCAATTCGTACCAAATAGCTATTAGTGCCGTTCATGGCTTGTAGAATCATATCCTCGCCAAATAAAACGTCATAGCCTCCCAAATCGTTTTTCTCTACGCTCGCGCCTTGTTGCTTGAGTTCCTTCAGTACTCGCTGAAAGTCTCGCTTGCCAAATACTCGCGTTCTAGTGTTGCTGTCTTTGTCAAATTTTCGCATCATTCGTCCTCCTCGCCCAACCATAAGGCATAGTCTTTTATCTCCTCGCGGAGGTTGTCCAGTCGTTGCTCAAAGTCGAATATATCGTCTTGTAGTGCCTCGTTGCAGTTCTTGCGTAACTCCTCCAATCTACAAGAGGCATCGAATAAACTATCCTCTACGTGCTTGCCTCGTAATGCTTCTGCTAATTTCTCGTTGTTCATGCTCATTGCCTCCTATAGGCTAGGTTTAATTTCAATTTAGAAAGGTACTCTACAGAATACCCAACTAGATTGCAACTCCTCCTGTTATATTGTGTAAAATCTCTCGTACATTGGCTCGACCTTGCCGTCTCTCTCAATGTGCATCGTCCAGTCTTTGATGAATACCCTAGCGTTTTTCTCTGCTAACTGTATCACCGCGTTCAATCTGCTCCGTGTGGTGCGTGAATGCCAACCCGCGTGAGAAATCTCAATATTGCCGTTGTCATCTCTGTATGCAATCTCGTTGCCGTGTAGGTACAGATGACCGCCCACGCTCTCTGTGTTGTCTTTACGCGCATATTCACCGCGCACGAATGCCCCGACTACGTCTTTCTCTATCTGTCTCATTATGCCACCTCCTTCAGTTGTAGTTTCTCTAGCTGTTCGAGTTCCTGCTTTTTCTCAATCACTTTGTCTAGCAGGTCGTAAGTTTCCGCGCTCACTTCGTAGTTAGTCCAGTTGGGCAATATATTAATCATTGCATTAAATACGCCTTGCGCTTCGTTGTCCTTGCGTTTGGCTGTCTCTGTCCATTCGTTGAACCCGTCAACGTAATCGCTTTGCAATGCGAATATACGAGCCTCTGCAACCTCAATGTCTAACTGGAAATATTCCTGCTTGAATCTGTTGTATAGTTCTGTCTTAGTCATAATGTCCGCCCTCCGTTGGGCTGTGTTTGTCTGTGTATGCCGTCCATTATATAGAGGTCGTTGCTGTTGTACAATGACTAATTTGCATGACCTTAATTAATTATATGCGTTTATGTAATGACCTTGTTACCTCCTTTATTACACGCACAGGCGCGCGAGTATCACAGATTGGTGTTGTTGTCAAGTGTTGTCTTAAGGTATGCCTTGAGGGTATCCGCAAGCACACATACACCTGTGTTGTCAAGATTTCCTATGACTATCTCAAGGCTTCTAGTCATAAGTATCCTTGAGTTTTCCGTTTGTCTGTGCTAAAGAGGGACGGGGGGGCGGGCTGACCTGTGTTAATCAAGGGTGTAACCCCCTGTATACTAAAAAAGCCGATATTCAATAAAAAGTAATAGCCTAAAGTCATACCCTAAGTTGTTGATTTCCTTATGTATACTTAAGACTGAATTAGGTGTGACTAATATATAAAAAAGGGTCACGTTAGGGAACTAAAAAGTTGACCTGCGGGTCTAAATAATGCTTGACTTTCAGTTAAAAGTATGCTATAATATAGATATAATAAAGACATTGTTTAGAGCCTTAAGTATACTTAAGTAGTCTTAGTTATTATACTTTAAAGATTAATCATTAATGTAAAATACTAAAGCGTCCTAAGGATACTTAAGATAACTTAAGGAGAGTCCATTGGCTACTAAAGAAAATCCTCCAAAAAGGAGGGGCAGACCAAAGAAATCAGACATGGTGTCAAGAAAGAAAGGTGCTACTGGTTTGTCAAGGGGTCGCCCGAAGGGTGATGCCGCTATAATTAACGAGTACAAAGGTAGGATGTTGTCATCCCCTAAGTCTCGTAAAGTATTAGAATCAATATTCGATGCGGCACTTAACGATGACCATAAGAATCAAGCCGCGGCATGGAAGTTAGTTATGGATAGGATATTACCTACAGCGGTATTTGAGAATGATGTCGTTAAGGGTGCAGGGAAGTCAGCAATACAAATTAACATCACTGGAGTTGGTGGAGCAGAGACCACGGTGGTGTCAAACAATGAAGCTATTGACGATGGGGAAATCATAGATGGCTAAGTATTTTAATCGTAAAGAGTTTGCCTGTCAGTACACAGGTAAGAATGAAATAAGTTCTGAGTTGATTGATAAGTTAGATGAACTCAGAGAAGCCTGTGGTTTCCCATTCATAATCACATCAGGATATAGAGACGCAACACACCCAGTAGAAGCAAAGAAAGCAAAACCAGGAACAGGAACTCATGCACAAGGCATTGCCGCAGACATTAAAGTCAACAACGGTTTACAGCGTTTTAAAATCGTTGAGAAGGCTATCGCGCTTGGATTCACAGGTGTGGGAGTTGCTCGTGGCTTCGTCCATGTTGATATCCGCAGTCCTGACGATACAACCCCTTTTGTAATGTGGACCTACTAAATGACGGAACTTAATGTTTCGTTATTACCGTGGCAACAAACTGTATTTGAAGATGAGACTAGATTCAAGGTCATAGCCGCAGGTAGACGTACAGGTAAGTCCCGTCTAGCCGCTTGGATGTTAATCATCAGGGCTTTACAAACTGAAAAGGGTCATGTCTTTTATGTAGCACCTACTCAGGGTCAGGCTAGGGACATTATGTGGCAGGTGTTACTTGAGATAGGTAATCCTGTAATAGCTACCAGTCACGTTAATAACTTACAAATAAAGCTAGTCAACGGTGCAACCATAGCACTCAAAGGTGCGGATAGACCAGAAACCATGCGTGGTGTCAGTCTTAAGTTCCTTGTTATGGATGAGTATGCAGACATGAAACCAGAGGTCTGGGAGCAAATCCTTAGACCTGCACTAGCTGACCAAAAGGGTGATGCGTTGTTCATTGGTACGCCAATGGGACGTAATCACTTCTATGACTTATATACGTATGCTTGTATTGGTGAAGACCCTACGTTCGCAGGTTATCACTTTACAAGTTATGATAATCCACTACTAGACCCTGAAGAGATTGAAGCGGCTAAGAACTCTATGTCCGCATTTAGTTTCCGTCAGGAGTTCATGGCATCCTTTGAGGCACAAGGCAGTGAGTTATTTAAAGAAGAGTACGTTCAATTTTCTGAAGAAGAACCCCAGATTGGTCAGTACTATATTGCTGTCGATTTGGCAGGTTTCGCTGATGTGGCAAAGGCTACAACTAAAACTAAACGACTTGACCAAACGGCTATCTCAGTTGTTAAAGCAAGTGAAGAAGGTTGGTGGGTCGCTGACATCATATATGGTAGATGGGGTGTGGAACAAACTGCACGTAAAATCTTTGAAGCTGTACGGGACTATCAACCTGTGGCTGTCGGGATTGAGAAAGGGGCGTTAAAGAACGCTGTATTCCCATACATCTCAGACCTAATGAAGTCCAACAATAGATTCTTTAGAATAGAAGAATTAACACACGGTAACAAGAAGAAAACCGATAGGGTAGTCTGGGCTTTACAAGGTAGGTTTGAACACGGTAAGATAACACTTAACAAGGGTGAATGGAATGCTACGTTCCTAGATGAGTTATTCCAATTCCCTAATCAGCTTGTACATGATGACTTGATTGATTCGTTGGCTTACATAGACCAACTGGCTAACATAGCCTACACATCAGATTATGTAGAAGAAGACTATGAATTTTTAGACACATACGCAGGGTACTAATATGTTACTAGAGGACAAGCAGGAACTAACGATTGAGCAAGACCTAGAAGGATGGGTCATTGATAAATGTACAAGTTGGCGTGACCACTTTGAGTCTAACTACTCGGAGAAGTTTGATGAGTACTACCGCTTGTGGCGTGGACAATGGGCGGTACAGGATAAGACTAGACAAACAGAACGCTCTAAGATTATCTCTCCTGCCTTACAACAAGCAGTTGAGTCATCCGTTGCGGAACTAGAGGAAGCTACCTTTGGTCGTGGCAAGTGGTTTGACATTGAGGATGACGTAGCGGACCAAGAGAAGCGTGATATAGCCATGTTACGTGAAGTCCTATACAAAGACTTTAAAAAGAATAAGATACGTAAGAGCGTAGCTGAGTGCCTTATCAATGCCGCTGTGTTCGGTACAGGAATTGCTGAGGTAGTCCTAGAGGAAGAGAAAGAGTTTCAACCTGCAACACAACCTGTAATGGGTGGGGATTTACAAGCAGTTGGTGTCAACATCGTAGATAAGACCTGCGTAAAGCTACGACCAGTAATGCCACAGAACTTCTTAATAGACCCACTAGCTACCTCCATTGAGGAAGCATTAGGTTGTGCTGTAGATGAGTTTGTACCTACACACCTAGTAGACCAGTTACAGGAACAAGGTGTATATCGTAACGTATATGTAGGTTCTGCCGCACCAGACTTCGACATTGAACCAGATAAAGATTTGTCAGTGTTTGAAGACGATAAAGTTCGCTTAACTAAGTACTACGGTTTAGTACCTCGTCATCTATTAAAGGCGGCACAAGAAGAAGAAGAAGCAGAAGAAGTAGAAGAACTAGTCGCTCCTGATGAAGATGAAGATACATACTACGTAGAAGCTATTGTTGTTATTGCTAATGACGGTACGTTACTTAAAGCAGAAGCTAATCCATACATGATGGGTGACAGACCAATCGTTGCATTCCCGTGGGATGTCGTTCCTAGCCGTTTCTGGGGCAGAGGGGTATGTGAGAAAGGGTATAACTCACAAAAGGCGTTAGACGCTGAAATACGAGCCAGAATCGATGCTCTTGCATTGACTATACACCCTATGATGGCTATTGATGCTACACGTATGCCTAGAGGTTCTCGTGCTGAGGTACGTGCGGGTAAGACTATCTTGACCAACGGCAACCCTGCTGAAGTCCTACAGCCTCTTAACTTTGGTAATGTTAGTCAGGTTACGTTTGCACAAGCCGCTGAGTTACAGAAGATGGTACAGACAGCTACAGGTGCTATTGA